TGGAACCGAATTAACCTTAACATCTACCAAAGGTGTTTCAATATATGGGCTGGGGAGTAGAAACTTAGTCTTTACATTATCTCCGGTACCAAGAGGCACATTTTCATAGAGCACCTTTCCTATAAGTGAACTTTCCGGAACCACAATGGAAGCAGCATTTGCAACCTGTATTTCTTTTATAAACATATTGGCATCTGCTATTTCGAACCTAGCTTTATATGTTTCTGTTGCCTCAGAGGCATTATAAGAGATTCTGGTGGCTGATTTTGAAGCAGAATAGTAATCACAAATACCTGCTGCATTGATTGAATCTGCATCCAGTGGCATCGGATTTCTGCCTACTCTAACGTAGGATGTGATATATCCGTAGTTTAATATGTCTGATATAGCGCTTGACGTCGACCGACTAAATTCTAGTGGTGATGTAACCGAAATCTTACAGTAGAGCGTCGCGTAAATGGTAACAACATCTGTATCGGTTTTTGTGAAATTAATAGGATTTCCCTCGGCGTCTTTAAGCAGAGCGTGGGTAACCAACCGATTGTAGCCTCGGATGCCAACTTCCGTGATAGTTTCACCTACTGCAGTACTTGGTGATAGTTCGATTTTCTCTTTGATATAACCTGAATCTCCCGAATAAACCTCTTCCACACGGGTAGAGCTGATCTGAGCAATCTGGGAAAAGAGCGAAGTTCTAGTGGGCGAGAGTTCTCCAGTACCACGTCCGTAACAAATATAATCAAAAGGACTTCTCCTATCTGAGATAATCTGAGTCCACATGGAATTCAGTACAATATTATAAGCAGTACCAACTAAGCGCTCTTGACCGGTGCGTATATCTTTAGCAAACATTTCAAATTTATTATGAAGCTTGACGCTTGCGTTAAAATTCATGTTATTCCTCCTTGCTATAATGGATTTGTCCCTACTTTTATCAAATCAACTGATACAAGTGACAGTCCAGCAGATAGCTTCTCCACCTTTCCATTCAAATCGGTAAATGTACAACGGATAAAGCTAACATTTGTTAGACTCAGTTTTGGTATGACAGTTTCTGATGCAGAAAGTGGTTCACCAGTTGCAAGAACTGAGAAACTCCCAAACTCTGGCTTGCAGCACTCAGAATAGAATGAGTTGATTCCACCAAGTCCATCATAAGTAATGGTCCAGCTTCCTATACTAATCAGCGGGTCAGCAGTTTCCAGCTGCAGAATTCTGTTGCTTGACTTTGACACCGAAACAATCTTATTATTTGATATCGTAAAAGAAGAAGGACAATTGGAAACATCATTTATATCCGTGTCATACTCTATCTCAATCAAGTAATCATCCACCCTTTTTGCACGAATAATAGAAGGATTAAAGTTGATAATCACTTCAAAGGGGCAGAAATTTATCTTGCCAAATGCAAGGCTTGACTCCACACACTCCGTAGCTTTAAGATCGATGTATTTTATTGGAGTTAACTTCACTTCGTTTAAGATAAGAGTGGCATGAACATTTTCAGGGATCAGTGCCATTCCCGACCAATTCCTTTTAGTGATTATCCACTGAATGTTACGATTTGATCTCTCTATGCAAAAGCCAAGCCTATAATCATTCGTCAAAAACAAATTCAAGCGTACCGCATTCGATACAGATGGTAATTGTCTGGCTATTTCCCAAATAATTGTCCCATCTGTTTGCCTACAGTAATTTCTATACCAGACTGATCCATCCTTTTTTACATATCCCACCACTATACCTTGGTCAAGTTCAGCTGAATACTGGTTTCGCCATGCTCTAATGGATCTAACGAATACAACATCTGAATCTAGCATCGCTAAAGTTGTAGAGTCATCCCAATGCTGTCTCCAGAGCACACCATCTAAGTCTACCCAGAAGATCCATGGTTTCTCCTCTGTTACTAGCCTCCATGTACTGCGGTAGCGATGCCAGTCGCCATCAAAAGCCAAAGCAACTGAAGAACCGTTCCCTAAAGTGAATTGTTCCTTCCATCCCACTTTAAATGTATCTGGGTATTCCCTTATCGCTGTAGAGACAACTCCGTTATCAACATGGATTTCATAGATTCTATTAGGCTGTCCGTATGGTTTAAACCGTCTAGGAGCAACTCCAATATCCCCAAGACCAGACTTTTCCCTAATGGTTTCCACGGTCCAATAATCTGAATCCATGATAGTACTTCTAGCTCGGCTCACTTGAATACTCATTTTTGGTGATGCCTTATTAGCAGGTGTTTGCTGGTTACTTTTAAGCTTTTCATTCATTAAGGAGCTTATGCTTCTCACAGCATCACCTCCTCCTTAATAACTATCTTGAGCTTTCCCTGAAATAAGCTCTTATCCATATCACCATGTGCAAAATTGATTCTCTCCCATGAAATACTCTCATCGATGTACACCATATACTTCTTGTTAAGAAAGGTTAATAGCAATGGAGTGCCCTGATCAACTAAACTGTTTAGCATTTCTGCCTGGTTGAACGATGATATAATTGTACCTTCCATTCTTCTTAGTGGGTTACCAAGAATTTGAACATGAAAACTTCCGTCCAATAAACGATTCACTTGCTTATTTGATGAGTAAGTTATTGGGGAGACATCCTTAAGAATCTTTGACAGAACTATCCCTGAAGATGTTTCTAGCCTTATCATCTAATTCGTGCCTCCCTTCTAATTTGATCCATTATAATTTCCACAACACCAGTTAATTCTTTATTGTTGTTCACTCCTCTAACTTCAATAATTCCGGTATGCTCAACAATTGATTTTGTCTCAGTTCCTAATCCATTGGTATTGCCTTTCATGTTGAGACTTGTGTCCACATTAAAGTCAGTAGGAATCGATGACTGCATGTCATGTGCCACTTTACCCATTACATTTTCAAATCCAACTCCAATACCAAGTCCCATGTTTTCACCAATTCCTGCAAACACAAGAGATGGAGAGCGAATTCCAAGTAGGCTTTTTGCACCATCTACAATACCTGAGAAGAATCCATTTACTTTATCTCTGATCCAGCTACCCATAGACTTGATACCTTCCCAAAGACCCGACACTATATTCTTTCCAATTTCAAACACAGAGGCAACTGCTTTTCCAAGGCCTGTTACAATAGCCGCTACAATTTGTGGTATTGCTGCTACAAGTTGTGGTAACGCTTTAATCAATCCAAAGGCTAGTTGAACTGTTATTTTAATTCCCATATCGATAATAGCTGGTAAACTATTTGTAACGAAGTTAATAATGGTCGAGATTATCTGAGGTAATGCCTCAATAAGCTGAGGAAGAGCATTAAGTAAGCCTTCTGCTAGGCCTTTGATAATAGCAAAGGCGGCCTCTAGGACCTTATCCATATTATCAATAAGACTCTGTACTATTGTAATAACCGCTGCTACTGCTGCAGGAATCAACTCTGGCAAGGCTATACCTATTCCTTCCACAAGCGCAGTAACCAATTGAACTGCTGCATCGATTAAAAGCGGCAGGTTGTTGATTAAAGTTTCAACAATCGTCATAATAGCATCAACAACTGCTGGAATAAGCTCTGGCAACAGGCTAAGGATTGTTTCCAGCACCTGGCTAAATAATTCAGTTACAGTGCTAAGTAGCATGGGTAGCAGATCACCAATTGCTGAAAGAATTGCTCCAGTTGCAGTTGGTAGTGCAGTTACGATATTTTCTAAGACTGGTACAATGTTCTTAACCACTGCCTGAAAAGCATCAACTAGATTCTGTGTCAAGTTGGTCATATCGGCATTAGCATTTCCCAGGCCTGCTATGAATGAGCCAAGAGCTGCTTGCATAAGTCCAATTGATCCCGATATAGTTTCTGTTGACTCTTTAGCAAAGTTTCCCGCGTACTGCTCTGTTTTTTCAAAGAACATTTGCATAGCTACCTCTGCCTTTTCAGCATTTGTTGCAGATGCCCATGTGAAATCCAGTCCCTTAGCAAGTGCATATGCTTCAATATTAGTTGCATTCATGGCAACACCAAGATTATCCATCATCGTGAAATTACCCTTCGCTGCACCTGCTACAGAATCAAGTGCTGTCTGCATATCAATCCCCATTACAGATGCCATATCCGCTGCCCTCTGCATTGCTTTTTCCGTCAGCTCAAGGCTTTTTTGTTGGTCTAGTCCAGAGCCTTGAAAGAGAGCACCCATTTTATTGGCTATGGCCAGATATTCACTTTGAGATACACCAAGGTTTTTGTAAGCTTCCTCACCAGTTTTCTGAATAGAAGAAGCATATTTTCCAAATACCGCTTCAGAACCACCAATATTTTGTTCCAGTTCACCGAATTGCTGAACAACCTCTTTACCAAGCTTAAATGCGGCTGCACCAGCAGCAACAGCTACTGTACCCATGGCTGCACCAATACCTTTTAGAGTCGCTCCAAACTTTTCAAATCTACTCCCCGCTTCATCAGCAGATTTAGCTGTATCATCAAGCGTATCACCTAGTTCCTCTGCTTCATTGGCGGACTCTTCCAGCTCTTTTTCCATCCCATTAAGTTCTGCTTTTGCGTTGTTTAGTTGAATTACCCAATTCTGAGTACGACGATCATTCTCGCCGAAACTCTCTGAGGCATTCCTTAAGGCAGCTTCAAGGGTGGATATTTTCTCTTTTTGTGCTTCGATTGACTTGTTAAGGACTTCATTCCTGGCAGTAATTGCAGTAATGCTTTTATCATTCTTATCAAACTCTGAGGATACAAGTTTCATTTCACTACCCAGAACTTTGAAAGAATGATTTATATCTGAGAGAGCCTTTTTAAATTCCTTTTCGCCCTCAATACCAATTTTAAAGCCGAAATTATCCGCCATGCTACCACCTCACTTTTTTGCAAAATAAAAAGACACTTCTTTTACAAAGTGCCTTACAAATGCATTAATTAATACTTTATTCACTTATGTTAGCAAAAGGGATCTTTCCGTATTGCCCTTTGAAATCATTAATCAGTCTTTTTTCCAATAATACTGCATTTTCATCATCCTTGCATACATACCAATAAACCAATAATTCTCGGCTGTTAGCATACTGCCACAAGTATCGCCCTCCCCAATGAGCGGCTTTGTCATTCATATTTCCAAAATTAAGCAAGGTTCTAATCCTAGTTTTTAAATCTGTTGTATAAGGTTTACCATTTGCCCTAACACCACCGGCTCTGCCGATATAAAGAATATCTGCACCCTTTACCCACTTATCTTTCAAATCCTCAATCGGTATATTAGGGTCATTCCCCTTATAATATCCCCCAGTTCCAGGATAAATGAAACTTTCTAAATTGAATATAGGTGGAATTATTACAAAGTAAACTCCACTCATTTTTGGAATCTTTAACATTTCCTCTCTTGGCGATTCTAAATAGTCCTTAACTCTAACATAATTCGTTAGATTGAACTCATCAATTAATTTGATAGTGTAATCGTGATACCCCCTCATCATCTCACTCCTAGTTATTCACATTTTACAGATATTGTAACATATCTATTGATATAACTAAATCCCTTGTGGAATAACCTCATCAATATAATAGATTCTTTTTGCTTTAGCTAAACCATTGAATTGTTTATAAATCTCCCACTGATCCAGTAGATGTCCAAGAGGCATAAGCCAAACCTCTGTCTCTGAACGCCCTAGGAGTGTTGTTCCGTAAAAAATTAGTCGGGCAAACAACTCCTCGTCACTTACCCGACCTCCACGTTTTTTGATGGTTCATTCTCACTCTCTATATGGCGTTTTGTCCCCTTATACATAGCATCCATGATGGCATTTTTGTATTCTGCAAGATCAAAAGGAGAGGTTAACAATTCAACAGTTTCTTCAGTAAGTAACTCTCGCTTTTCATTAGGATTTTGCAGGTTGTGTATCAGTACTGACTGATTGGCAAGTAAGGTAATCAGCCATATCACCTCATCAAGAGCCATTTCAAAGTTCTCTGATTTCATTAGCTTTTCTCCTAAATTAGAAAGTCCTCCATATCGTTTTGCGATTTCTTTCGTAGCCTTTGTTGTAAGGAGCATCTCATACTCAGTTCCACCTATGGTTATTTTGGCACTTCTTTCAGATGAATCTGATAGAATTAAATTACCCATAATATAAAACCTCCTTAGTTTGTTTCTGCAAAGGTTGGCTCATAAACTTCAGTATACCATCCTGTAATAACTGAAGCAGGAACATTGGTGTCATCCTCATTAACCTCTGCTTTCCACGGATGCTTTCCTTGGCCATCTAATTTGTTTCTACGAAGAACTGTACCTTCAATGGTTGGAGTTGAGAAAGTGATATTATCACCTTTTGTAGCAAGATTAGTTGCTGGAACACTGAATTTCACTTTATATAGCCAGAAGTAACGGTATTTTCCATTTGCTTTTTTAGCCCTAAATCCAACTGCCACTGGATCTCCACCATCTTCAGCTGTGGAGATCAATACATTGTTATCGTCTAACTTTGCCCCAGTAAGATCCTCTGCAGCATTTACACCGATATCGTCAATGCCAAGAGATAAT